AAGTTCTTGACACACTAAACGAATTATGTTAGTGTTAGATATTCCAATGGTCAATGGATAGAGAGAAGCTAGGTAGCAGTGCTCGATGCTAGTTTCTCTCGCTTTATGAGAGAGGTGGGAATGGTTGTTACCTACAAGCCTCTCTCGATAAAATATTTAGATATTCTGTAGGCATACAGATACATAGAGAGTCACAGTTGCCTAGGCTCGAGCTAAGGAATAAGCACGCAAGGCGATCCGATGCTGGCTCTCTATGGTTTATTAACAACAACAAAGGAGGTAGAAATGCAAAGACTAAAACGACAAACATTCTCAGATGAACTACATAAACTTGTAGGCTCTAAGATATTCTCAGCAAAGTTTACAAAGAAAGATGGCTCGGATAGAGTTATCAATTGTATGCTTGGTGTGAAGAAACATCTGAGAGGTGGAGAAAGAACGACAAACAAAGAAGAGTTTATGATTGTCTTTGATACTATCAAGAAACAGTATCGTAATATCAATCTCAAGACTCTTGACTGGATTCGTTTCAATGGGCAACTCTATACTGTTAAGTTACAGTATAACGAAAATCAATTGAAGTTGATGCCAGCAGAAAACATAGCAGAATGAACGACTACAAATATTTAACTGTTCACAGTCTAACATTCACAAAAGTAAATGAAGATGGAGATAGCGATGGCAAACTCTATGAGTATACTGGAGACCACTCCAGTTTTTGTGATGGCATAGATGTGGAATGGTTGAAAGAGATTGGCACGATAAATAGTAAAACCCAAAGCTAGCTATAGTGGTAGTGTTCGTGTCAGGGAGCAGGTTAGTCGTTCCTGCTCCCACTTTATCATTGACAGAATAAAAAAAATATGTTATAGGATTTGCATGAACTACACAGACCAGATAGAAGTTATTAAAGATTTAGGAGTAGATGAGGGGCAGTCTATGAGAATGGACTGCCCTTTTTGTATGCGTAAGAATACATTCTCAATCAGTAAAGAAGATTCAAAAGTACTATGGTATTGTTTCTCTGCATCTTGTGATGCTAAGGGTGCGTTCTATACAGAGAAGACCATGCACGATATAGAGCATTTTATATATCACAAGAGAGATAATGTAGATGAGAACTTTGTGATACCAGCTAACTTTATTTCAGCTCACTCTAATGATAGATGTATTAGATACTTAGAACTGAATAACTGTTTGACTGCTTTTACAAGAGACAAAGTAGATATTAGATACGATCCTGCAAGAGATAGGATTGTATTCATGATACACAATGATGAGGATAAAATAATTGGTGGTGTTGGTAGAGCATTAAGTTCTGTTGCGTTACCAAAATGGTATGTGTATGGTAGTAGAAATTATCCTTTCATATGTGGTGGTGGCGACACTGCAGTAGTTGTAGAGGACTGTGCTTCAGCGTGTGCAGTATCAAATGACTTTGCAGGTGTCGCCCTGATGGGAACAAGTTTACCAACAGAGTACATAAGTGTATTACAAAAAAAGTTTGATAATATTATCGTGGCACTAGATAGAGACGCAACATCAAAAGCATTTGACATAGCAAGAGAATTAGGGTATAGGTCAAAGACAAGAGTGGTCATGTTAGAAGATGATCTAAAATATTTTAAACCAGATGAGATAAGAGAGATACTATGCAGGAACGACAACTAATAAAATTATTACTTAAAAAAAATTTTTATGAAAAGAACAAAGGTAAAGTTGCAAAGACAACATTTAGTAATGGTCTTGGTAATTTTTTTACAACAATAGAAAAGGCACACAGAGATTATGAAGACGATCTTACAATAGATGAACTTATAGATTTACATACAGAAAAATATAATCCTGCACTTACACGAGCTGCTAAATTAAATTTTGAATCTCTTATCCAAGAGATAAAAAAAGAATCAGAACCAAATGAAGAAGTAGCATCTGATATCATAGATGCTGTACATAAAAGAAACTTGGCACACAAAGTTGCAGTCATAGCTACAGATATATTTAACGGTCAAGACAAATCATTCAATGAAATCAAGCAGTTATTAGATAATACAGAAGAAGATAAAGATGAACATGAAGCTGTTACGGAGGACATACCTGAGTTACTAGACTCACTTGATATACAAACTAAGTTTGAATTTAACTTACCAAGTTTGCACGAACAAGTTCCAGGAGTTGGTCCAGGTAATTTAGTTATTGTTTTTGCAAGACCAGAGTCAGGCAAGACTGCTTTCTGGGTTAATCTTGTTGGTGGTCTACAGGGGTTTGCATCTCAGGGTGCAAAGGTGTGTGCATTAATTAATGAGGAGCCTGCAATCCGAACTCAGATGAGAGTAATAAATGCACACACTGGCATGACTAGAGAAGAGATAGTTGATAACATGGATTTAGCAAAAGAAAAATGGAAGGAGATAAAAGATAATGTTAAATTATTGGATACTGTTGATTGGACTATTGATGATGTCGATGCTTTTTGCAAGCATCACAAGCCCGATATTCTTATCATTGACCAGCTAGATAAAGTTGGTATGTCTGGTAACTTCACAAGAACAGATGAAAAATTAAGAGCAGTCTATACTGGAGCAAGGGAGATAGCAAAACGACACGAGTGTTGTGTGATAGCTATATCACAAGCATCTGCTGATGCACATGGTAAGACTAGGATATCTTTTGATATGATGGAGAACTCAAAGACAGGCAAAGCTGCGGAAGCAGATTTAATTATAGGTATAGGAAAGCATGGCACACTTGATTCGCTTGACACCACCAGAGTTATGTGTATAAGTAAGAATAAGATATCAGGATATCATGGAGAGATAACTTGTAATATCGAACCACAACTATCGAGGTACAGAGTATGATTACAGTTTTAGATGTAGAGACCAGCTTTCAAATTGTGGATGGCAAAGTAGATCCACTACCATTCAATCCTAACAATTGTTTGGTTAGTATTGGAATCAATGACGAGTATTATTTTTTTAATCATAATCATGAGAACTTTGATATACAGTCTAATCACAAAGCAGTTCAGGATATGCTAGACAAGACTACACTACTTGTCGGACACAACATTAAGTTTGATTTAGTGTGGCTGTTGGAGTCAGGATTTAAATACTCTGGTAGATTGTATGACACAATGATAGGTGAGTACATATTACTTCGTGGATTAAGAAAGCCACTATCACTAAAAGATATATGTAAACGCAGAAGCATATCTCAGAAGTCAGATGCAGTAGATGACTACATGAAACGCAAGATATCGTTTGAGGATATCCCTGTAGATACTATTGAAGAGTATGGCAGGCAAGATGTTAGATCTACAAGAGCTTTGTTTGATGCACAGATGGTAGATTTTAAGAAAGAAGGTAACAGACCCTTACTTAAATCTGCTAAAATGATGAATGAGTTTCTACCAGTGCTTGCAGATATGGAAATAAATGGCATAAACATTGACCTAAATGCATTGAAAGCTGTTGAACTAGAGTTCATGGAGGAGTTTGCCAAGTTGGCAAAGCAGATAAAAAAAATTATTGAAGACAAGATGGGCGACACACCTATCAATCCTGCCAGCACGGAGCAGTTATCTTGGCTTATATATTCTAGAAAAGTTAAAGATAAGAAGAAGTGGGCAGATGATTTTAACATAGGCATAGATAAGTTTACAAAGAAAAAGAAACGTAGACCTACACTTTCAAAGTCAAGATTCAGAGATATGGTTTTGGCAAACACAGAGATTATAAAGAAAACATCAGCTACAAAATGTCTGCATTGCAATGGCACTGGCTTAATTAGAAAGTACAAAGTCAATGGAGAACGATATAAAAACTTATCGAAGTGTCACGAGTGTGGTGGTCAGGGTGTAATATATCTAGAACTAAACAGAACTGCAGGATTCAATCAGTTTCCTGTTGGTGTGTCAGAAGTTGCAGAGGGTGGATTCAAGACAGACAGAGATACACTGAGAAAATTATCAATGCGTGCAAAAGGCGACATGAAAGAGTTTGTTGATTTAATTATTAGGTACAATGCTATTGATACATACTTGAATACATTTGTGAATGGCATAAGAGATCATGTAAATGAGGATAGTATACTGCATCCTAAGTTTATGCAGTGTGTCACAGCGACAGCAAGATTATCTAGCCGTGACCCAAACTTTCAGAACCAACCACGAGGCAATACTTTTCCTATCCGTAAAGTCATTACATCTAGGTTTGATGGTGGTAAAATTATGGAGATAGATTTTTCACAGTTGGAATTTAGAACTGCTGTGTTTTTAGCACAAGATAAACAAGGCATGAAAGATATAGACGATGGTGTTGATGTTCACCAGTTTACTGCAGATACTATAGGAGTATCCAGACAAGATGCAAAGGCACACACATTCAAACCTTTGTATGGTGGTATGTCAGGCAGTGATGATGAAAAAAGATATTACAAAGCTTTTCTTGAGAAGTATAAGGATATAGCTAAATGGCATGAAGATTTACAAAGTCATGCTATAGAATTTAAAAAGGTAAAGTTGCCATCAGGTCGTGAGTATTCTTTTCCGTATGCACAGAGGCAAGCATGGGGTGGCTCTAGCTATTCTACACAGATAAAGAACTATCCTGTGCAGGGATTTGCTACTGCTGATATTGTACCAATAGCCTGCATCAATGCGTATAAAATGATGAAAGAAAAAAAGGTAAAAAGTTTACTTATAAATACTGTACATGATTCTATTGTTGTTGATGGGCATCCAGATGAAATAGACTTAATGACTGATATATTAGATAGAGCCACAAAGAATGTGATTGATTCTTTATACAGCTTTTATAAAGTTGAGTTTAATGTACCACTTGACACAGAGTTGAAAATAGGAGATAATTGGTTAGATATGAACGAAGTATCATTAAAAAAAGAAAGGGTGGTAATGTGAAAAAATTTGAACGCTTTGCACTTAGTTTATTTGATTTACTAGTATTTGTAGCAATATTTATATTAGTAATTATAAATTTAATTGCTTGACTTTTAACGTAAAATATGATAAGGATAAAACTATGTCACAAATCTTAAACGCATTAGTAGATCGCTACAACGCTCAGATATCTGAGGCGAAAGCTGTGCTTGAAATTTATTTAAACAAATCAGTTGGTATTGGAGAACATCCACAGCATCTTGATGAGGTAGATAAGTTGATAGTAAAGATAGCTACAGCTAAAGAGAATCTAATGGTGATTGAAGAGATAAGAGATATATAATTAATAATAAGGAGGGCTATATGACAAACAATGAAATAGCAAATATAGACAATTTATCTAGTGAACAGATAATGTCGATGATAGGACAAGAGAAATCGTCCACTGGTAGTTTCTTACCGAAACTATCCATAAATAGATTTCCAGAGAATGATGATGGTGCAGAGGTTCCTGTTGGTTCTTATGCCACATATGTTCCAGAGCTTGACGGCATAGCGTATGGTAAGCCTGTAACATTTAGACCATTCATCAATGCGTATCAGTATATGGAATACAATGCTGATAAAAACGAATACAGCAATAGAAGTATCATATTTAAATCTTGGAAAGATGAGGCTATTGATATCAAGGGCGGTGTTCGTTGCGGAAAAGTTCCTGCAAAAGAGTTGTTTAATTTATCTGACGAAGATAAGATGAAACAGAAAGCAATCAAATGCTACAGACTAATATATGGTACTGTGTCTTTTGATGGTGTGATTGCAGGAGGAGACAAGACTAAGGTTTCTAGTTTACCTGTGCTTTGGAAAGTAACAGGCAGTAACTTTAAACCTGTAGGTGAAGCAATAGAAAGTCTTAGAAGAAGAGGTAAGGTAATGTTTAATCATACACTTACACTGAAAACTAAAAAGAAAAAGGCTGGAAGTAATGTCTTCTATGTGTCTGACATAACAGTGGATAAAGATGAGGTTGAATTTACTGATAAAGAAAAGGAAATCTTATTGTCATTTCAAGATGTTATCAACACAGAAAACGAAGAGATTGTGGAACTATGGCGTGCAGCTAAAAAATCTGAACCATCTAAGATAGATGCAAAGGTAGTCCAGGATGTAGAACTGGATGACGATCCTGTTGAGATCTTGTCTGCATGAGTCAAGACATCCTAGAAAAAGTTAGGGTGTTCTTGGAGGCTGCATCAAAAGATGCGGTTGAGGTATCCGATGATTTGATTGACCAGTTTGGTAAAGCTTGCTCTGACTCGTTCCGCAAGCAATTTACTGACCAAAGAAACAAAAAGTTTGGTCTAAGGGCATCAAACATCGGAAGACCTTTGTGTCAATTACAGATGGAAAAGAAAGGTGTCAAGGGCGAGGGACAACCTTACAACGCAAAGATGCGTAATCTATTCGGAGATATTATAGAGCAGATGGCAATCATAGTTATGAAAGCCGCAGGTGTAGAGATAGAAGCTGAACAAAAGAAAATAAAGTATAACATAAACAAAGGCACAAATATAAGTGGTGCCTTGGATGTTGAGATTGGTGGTAAAGTTTGGGATATTAAAAGTGCATCGCCTTGGTCTTTCACTAATAAATTTGGCGAGAATGGCAGCTTTCATACAGTTGCTACTGACGATGTGTTTGGGTACACTACACAGGGGTATGTGTACGCAGAGGGAGCAGACAAACCTTTTGGTGGATGGATAGTAATAAATAAATCTACTGGAGAGTGGACTCTTACTGAGACTCCTATGGCTGATGATGAATATAAAGAAAAAGCTTTAGATACTGTAAAGAAAAATGCATCAGCCCTTAAACGAAATAAAAAGTTTGAAAGATGTTATGAAGATGAAGAAGAATATTTTAGAAAACAAAAGACAGGTAACAGAGTCTTAAATAATACATGCAGTTTCTGCCCTTACAAGTTTCCTTGTTGGGGAGAAAACTTGCAACTGCTACCACAACAGCAGTCGCAAGGTAAAAACCCTAAATGGGTTTGGTATACACAGGTGACTAATCCTAGGGTAGAGGAAGATGTCGCCTAGTATACGCAGTCGAAAAGCCAAGGGGCGAAGGCTACAAAACTGGGTTAGGGACGTGCTGTTAAGTACGTTCCCTAACTTAAAAAAAGATGAAGATGTTTGTTGTGCCATCATGGGTGAATCAGGTGTTGATGTTAAGTTATCTAGATTTGCACAAGGGCTGTTTCCATTTTCTATTGAGTGTAAAAACAAAGAGACATGGAAAGGACTATACGATGCATATGATCAGGCGATATCTAATGCTAACCTTGAGCCTGTTGTGGTATTGAAGATGAATAAAAGAGATCCTTTGATTGTGCTTGACTTCAAAAAGTTTGTAAGTATAATAAAAGAATCAAATATGAAAACTAACTTAGGAGACTTAATATGATTACATTTCCACATGGAATAACTGATGAAGAGATAGAAACTTTAACAGAACAAACACAAGACGAAGTTGAAGATACATTACACGATCTTGCTGTAAAAAGAAAAAAACTAGTAGAGTCTGGCGTGCCAGAAGAAGATGAACAAATAAGATTGCTTGATGCTCAGATAGAGGTTGTATGAGTGATACAATAGATAAACCTATAGATATATTTCAATCAGTATCTATAGTTATATCGCCACATGAAAGAGGATTTACTTGTGGTGTAATAGATCCTAAATCGCCAACTGAGAGAGATGTCTGTTCGTACATAGCAAAAGGACTTATAAAATATGCAACAGATAATCCTGATGAGGTATACTCTTTGGGCATAAGAGCTTTCTATGAAGATGATGGAAGTTCAACAGATACTATATCTGAAGATGACAACGTGATAGATATACTTAAATTTTTAAATAAAAAGGATTTAAACTAATGACAACACACTTAGTAATAGGAGACCCCCACTGTACACCTAGTGCTAGTAATGAAAGATTTACTTGGGCAGGACGCATGGCAAGGGATTTGAAAGTAGACAAAATAATCTGCATGGGTGACTTTGCAAGCATGGATTCCATGTCTAGCTATGATAAGAAAAAGAAATCGTTTGAAGGTAGGAGATATAAAAAAGATATAGAACATGCACACGATGCCCTACAAAAATTTAATAATGGTTTGGGTAAACATGAAGCAGAGATGCATATGATGTTAGGTAATCATGAAGATCGTATTGATCGTATGGTAGAAGATAATCCAGAGCTTGATGGTCATCTATCTATAGACGATCTAAAGTATCCTGAGTATGGATGGCACACATATGACTATAGATATCCTGCTGTGATTGATGGGGTTTATTATTCACATAACTTTCCAAGTGGTGTTATGGGTACGGCTATCTCAGGTGAGAATATGGCAAGAGCATTAGTTAACAAGAATAAAGTATCTTGCACTGTTGGGCACTCTCATTTATTAGATTATGCTATTGCAGCTAAACCATCTGGTAAAAAGATTATGGGATTGTCTGCAGGTTGTTACTTGACTCACAGAGAAAAGTACGCATATAATACACAAAGACTCTGGTGGTCTGGATTAATTGTAAAAAGAAATGTAAAGGGTGGGGAGTATGATATTGAGACTGTCCATATTAGTGAGGTAAAGAAAAGATATGGAAGACGTAGTTAATTTTCCACAGCATTATCGTCAGTCAAAGACTGAGACTATTGATCTAATCAAAGAGTCAATGACGACAGAAGAGTTTCATGGTTATCTCAAAGGTGCATGTATGAAATACATGGCTAGATATAAATACAAAGGACAGCCAGTGCAAGATTTAGAAAAGGCTGAGTGGTATTTAAAAAGATTAATCGCTGAAGTTTTAGACCAAGATGTAGAAAAGCAACAAAAGGAGTATCCAGATGACTGAAACATAGCAAGTAGTGTTTAAACGCCCATATCTAAGCGTACAAGCAAATGTTATCTTGGTTAGGGTGTTGGTATTAGAAGACTCAGATATGTTTATATTTGAGCATTTATGAAAGAAAAATTTTAAGAAAGGGCTAATAAAATGGCAGAAAACAAACAAGAACAGCAGGTTGTAGATAAGCAGTATATTATATCTGGATCTCAAGTGCAAAGCATACTTCGCTACCTATTTACAAGACCATATGGAGAAGTAGTACAAGGTATTGAAGTACTATCTAAAGGATTAAGAGAACTTGATCCAAAGATAGGAGCAGACTTTGTAGCGAAACCTGCAGACAATGCAAAAAAATAGTTCAGAACTTTTCAATATGAAAGTGTGCCTAACTGATAGCAGTCAGATTGCAATAGATCTTGATTACATTGCACCAGTAGATATAAAAACTAGCTTAGAGGCTATTGATGAAACCTTCTATGCAAATCTTTTGGCCAGTGTAATCAAGCATTGCGTTGAGAACACTAATAAATTAAACAGTGATATTAAACAGATAATAGAAAGGATATAATGAGTAACGTGGCAAGAGCTGAAGTCCCTAATAGAATGAGAAGTGTTACCCAAAAAATGGAGATTGATGGCAGAAGGATTCTGTCCATTATTGATTACACCATAAGTCCAACTGGCATGTTGCCAATGGCTATATGGGTTAAACTAAAACCTACTGAGTCTACTTTAGATAGAGAACTTAGAGCATCTGGTAAGATGACATCTTTACTTTTACAGTATGGATGTAGTTTAAAAGAAGTAGCAGAGACACTAACTAAAGATTCTGTAGTTGGTGCGGCTATAAATTATATATATAAAAACTTAGATGATATATTGTCTGGAGAGCAAGGGGATAAGGTTCCTAAATTAAATACAGATCCGTACAAAATTAAGGATGTGGGTTAGGACTTAGATCCTAATCCACCTGACATTTTTTTCAATTCGTTAGCTACTCTTTCCATCCTAGGTCTTATGCCTGGTTTACCTAAATCATTTGCATTTTTATATTCTTCATTGTTTAAAAATTCACGAGCTGCCTCTGCATATTTACCTTCATTAATAAGCTTAACAGTTTTTGGACTTTGTGCTATAGATCCTCTATAGTATTCACTAAATATTGCATCTCTTGCAGAATCAGGAAATGAATTAAAGTCTGGCATTAGATTATTAATCTCACTAACCCTTTGAGTTACATCTTTATCTAGTAAATCTTCAGCCTGTTGTTTAGTAATTTTACCCATACCATCTACATCTGGTCCATAATGCCCGTACCCTATTGTAAAATGCTCTTCTGTTTTAACAGGTTTATATTTTTCTAAACGTAATCCTTCTTCTTTTCTTATAGTTTCTTTATACATCTCTATGGACTCAGGATCATTAGGCCTTTCTTTTGGCATCATCAGTCCACTAGTTGTTTTGGCATCGAGAACACTAAATTTTCCATCACCTGTAGGTACTATCATTTCTGCACCTTTTTCTCCCACAACAACTGGGTTAGTTATTTTTTTATCTTCAAATCCTTCAGCAGCATATTCTACAGGTCTCATCACTAAACCCTCACCTTGAGGTGTCTCTTGTCTTTCAGCACGCATGCCTGTCTGTTTTGCCTCTCTAGTTTCTTCAGATGATCTTACTGTTTCTCTAGTTTCAGCAACCCTAGATCTTGATGCTTTCTGTAAATTTTGCATCATATTAAATATCTGATTTTTATCTACTACATAATCTGGTTGAGGAGTATCTGTCAAACTTCTCTGTGTAGTCACTTCTGGTGATGCATCTAAAACATTAGTCGCTGGTGCCATAATACTTCTACCAACAGGTGTTGGTTGTATTAGACTTTTATCTAAATCTCTTTGACTAAATACTTTTTTTGGTGCTAATGTATCTACCATGTATACTCCTAGTTTAACAAAGGGTTGTTTTGTTTTGCTTTAAATTCTTCTAATTTTGCATCAAGAAACTCTATAGCTGCTTCATTTATTTTAGCATCTGCTTTCACAGCTTCTATTGCTTTAATAATAGTTTCTATCTTTTCATTTGTGCTGGACAAATCTACAGTTTCATTTACCACAAACTCTTTATTTTCTAATTGTGCTATGCGATTATTAAACTCACCCCATGCCATGAAGCCACCACCTATGGCTCCAATAACACCTAGTAGTGCTGCGTATGAGGACAGTTTACTGAACATTTCTTGCATTTATTAACTCCTTTAATTTTCTATATGCTTCATTTGTTTTTTGTTTTGCTTCATTTACTTTAATTTGATGTTGCACCACAGGATCTGTACCTGCTATATTTGCTTGTGCAACGTAAATAGGTTTACTATAACTATCTAAATTTGTTTGTAAGAAAAAGTTTTGGTTTCCTGATGGTAGTTGTCTCGTATCAAACAGTGCTGTGTTAGCATTAAAGTATGATGTCATATCAGGTTGTTGTGATATCATCTCTCTACTAACTAATTCATTTACCACAGTTAAAGTGACATCAATCTGTTGTGTAACATCTTTTATCTTACTTTGTATTGCCTTTTCTATAGCTGCAACCTTTACGTCTAGGTCAACTTCAACACTCTCTGTAGAAGCATCTGGTTCTTCAGTCGGCTTTCCTTCAACAACTGCGACTTCAGTTGGCTCCTCGATTGTTTCTTCTTGTTCGGCAACACTTGCAGTCTCTTGCGGCTCATCTGCAACAGGCTCTTCGCTACTGGGTTGCTCTTCAATCTCATTTGCTACTTCTTCTTTTGGTTCTTCTTGAATAGTTTCTTCTTCAACCATGGCAATTTCTTCCATAGGTTCTGGATCAGCTTCAGGCTGAGGCTCTTCCATGGTAACTTCTTCAAAATATTCTTCAACTTCATCTATAAATTCCTCCTGCATTTCTTCTGTAAAGTTTTCTACAAACAGTTCCTCTGGAACTGCTTCGTATACTTCTTCTATTATTGGCATTTCTTCAAACATAGTGTCCTCTGGAATAAACAATTCCAATCCAGGCTCTTCGTAATAATCAGCTTCAAAGTAATCTTCTTCAAAAAAAAAGTCATCTATGGCTAGAATATCAAAGTCCTCTTCTACTACTATGTCATCTTCAAAAAAATCATCATTCCAATCATATTCTATTTCAATATATTCTGGAATAAATATATCTTCTGGTATTTCAAAGTCTTGTATTGTACTTTCAAAATTTTGTAGAGTATCTTGAACCTCTTGTATCTCTTCCTGACCAGGACAGGTTGGAGGATTCTTTTGCCAACAATACACAACACTTGTAGATGTTGTGCTTGATAGTGTGTTATACTCTACATTAACGTATGGGTCTCTTACATCCACACCTGCATGCCCACCGTTATAGTTTTTATTTCCTAATATATCAAAACTAAATCTAAGTGTTAGTGTTCCATGTTGATTCTCTGAATCTGGTGCTAACGTTAGTTGATTTGAATACGGATTAACTTGGTAATTATGGTTTGTTGTATCTACAAATGTCGTGCTTTGTGTGGTTGTATCAATACCATTTGTTGCAGTCTGCGTTAATGTAACTGTAGACTCAACAGGATTCCACCATCTTATCTGTGCACCAAAAGTAGACGTAAAACCAGCCTGTAGTTCTGGCAGTGTAAGATGATCTTCAGAGTTTATTGTTGTCTCTGCATACTTACCGTGCTTACCAGTCAACCAAGTAGATTCATTTATATCACTTGAGTCTGGAAACATAGTCCCAACCCAACTGCCATCATTAAACTGTTGAGATATTAAGTTGCCAGTTGTTACAGGATTACCTGTAGTTACAGTTGTAATAGTTGTGGTATCACCAACGTTAGGTGTATCTTCTAAGATTACATCTGTTGCTTTACTGACGGAGAATGTTAGTAGGCTCACCGTTGCTATCAAGTATATACTTGTCTTTAGCATCTATATCCTCCAATATTTCGTTGTCTACTTTCTCCATGTATCTCAAAGCCGATACATACTCTTCGTAATCTGGTCTTTGTTTATCATATTTTTTCCATTCATCTCTGGCTTCATCACCTATTTTACCTTGGAATGGACAAGGTGTGCCTGCATGTTCCATAGCTTGAAATACTCTACTATCTTGACAAAGTATGGATACAGCTGCAACTTTCATATTAAAATCATAAAGTAACTTAGATAACTTCATGCGTTCACAATTCATATCTCTTTTTGTAATACCAATGCTGCCACCTATCAGTGGTTTTTGTATACCAATACCTACACCAACTGTACATAAATCTTGCGACATTGCAGATATACCTGGAGCTGATGCTGATGGTACGGTTCTAGTATCTCCTGTGTAACTATTGTTATTATTTGTCGTAGAGTTGTTTGTAGTTGTAGAAGATGATGATCCTGATTGATAGTTTGTTGTGCTTTCACTATGATATCCACCAGTTATTGCAGTATTTGTAGCAGACGATCCCGTTGTGGATTGTGTGTTAGTAGTGGCTCCAGCACCTGTAACATCTGCCATCGCAGATCCCATAAGTGATGAGAATATCCACAACATCAAGACAGTTATACCAACAGCTATTATAATATTTTTAGTCATATATCTTTTTAATTTTAAGTCGACCCATGTCTTCGTAGAGAGATGCCGTTACCTCCTTACATTGCATGTATATACCGTCCTGTTCTTCTCCTATATTTCTAGAGATAATACGTTTCTGCTTGAGACAGTCGCTAAGTCCGTCAGTTGGCACCATCTCAATTGTCGAACCGTTCTGTATCATTAGTATTGCAAAGACAACTTTAATGGTCTCCATTTTTTCTTTCCTCTAGATCTATCAATCTTTCTTCGTGGAACTGTATTACCATATCGTTCTTTAGTATCATTGGTATCTCTTCTTCCATCTGAGCTTTTAACTTATCTACGTTACCTGAAAGATATTCAACCAACATGTAGAGTTCTTGGACTTGTGGACTGACCATATCGCCTTTGGGGACACCGTCAATAAAGTTATTAGCAGCTTCTAAATCTTTTTCCATAAGCTGTATTTTTGTTTCTATAGTATTTAACCTTTCTTGGATAGAGAAAAAGCTCATTGTGCCTACGGCAACCGCTGCGAGGATGGCGAGTAAGTTACGAGCAGGGAGTGAGATTTGTGTTGCGTCCGATATCTTCATACTTCTTCTAACTTCACATATCTATTTTCACAATAAAAAGCAAATGTCTTTAGTTTTTTACCATCAACTTCTTTATGTATGTTAAATAGTTCATCTATCATTTCTACTTTATTTTCCCAAGTATACTCTATACAATCAATCTTAGTATCAAAAGATTTTATCAAGTAGTCTGTCATTACTGGTCTGTCTACATCATGGTAGACTAGCATGGCTGTGATAACCCAGATCATTTCTTAACTAGGCTTCCTCCAAAGTATAAACCTATGATAGCAGATACTAAGTTAGTATCTAATGGTGTAATTACTATACCTTTGTGTGCCATAGGAACCCACTGCATTACATCTTTACCCTCAAAGAATAAGAATCCAGGTTTCCACTCTGTGTACCCCACAATAACGTGAGCATCAGGACTAACGAGTGGTAAAATTTTTGGTAAAACTACAATGGCAAACACAGCAGTTAATGCTATGATTCTTCTTGTCCACTGAAATCCTACGTTTTCATACTCTCTAGCTTCTTTAAAAGCAGCTGTTTGTACTTCAGCTCTTTGAAGTAACATCTTTTGTTCAGCTTGTTTAGCCTTTATATTTTGTGACCATATGCTCATAATACCACCAAGTACGGTAGACCCTAGCATAGTTATCATTTCAAACGGCATATATATCTCCTCTATTTTGAACCTGGCGGATTTGCCAGTATAATATTATTGTTATGTAAAACTGATTTTATAAAGTCATCTCTACTCATATTGTGCCTTTCACCAAAAGCCTTGAATCTACTTAGCACAGTATTACTTTGAGTCTCCATTCTGTTTACAACTTTTTCTAAAAATTGTTCTTGATCATATCCTAAATCCATAGCAGATTCAGTGTAGAACATTATGTTATCATACAGACCGTCATAACCATCTGATGCGGCAGCTGTTACTAAAGCATCAATCTTATCTCTGTGGTTCATACTAATTTTTGTACTTTGCCATATACTTTTTAGTATGATTGATTCTTCAAATGATCTACCTCCCAAGTATCTTTTCCAAAATCCTCCTATATCTCTTTCTATTTGACCTCTCATTTTTTTGTAAGGATTGGCTACAATATATCTTCCTTCTTTAAATTCAAAAAATCTACCACGCTCTTCTGTTATTTTTTTTGGAACTTGTGTCTTTCTTTCAAATCCTGGAAGCACAGAGAACATAGCCTCATTTGATACACCAGCAAATCTTCTTTCAACTTCTGCTAATAAAACAGGAGGTAAAGTTGCTTTGAAAAATTTGTACATATCAACGTCACTGTATGTACCTGTTGCTGCTTTTGTAAATATATTAAAAGTATTACCTATAACACCTTCATTTGTTTTTGATGTCATACCAAATAAAAAGTCTAGTGTTGGTAAACTGAATATATCACCAGGCCCAAGACCTGGAGCAGCTAGTGTTGAAGATACATCAGAGTTTACTAGAGCAGATGGAACTCCAAATTTTTGCTCTAGTGGTATGTCTAATTTTAAAATTGTTTCTGTATATTCTGGTATTCTGTATTGTCCAGGGTCTTTAACACCAGCAGCTTTTAATCCTGTTTGCACTGCACTGTTCATCTGTCTTAATAAAAAATCAATTTGATTAACTGCCATAACTCCAAACAGTCCAGCTGTCATTACCATACTAACTGCGTGCATTAGTAAAGGACTAGCAGCTTCAAATGATTTAGGGTTTTTAGCCCATGTTCTAGCATATTGTGCAACCTGCCCAAAGTAGTTATGTTGGAATGTTTTAAATAAACCAAACAAAGACCCAATAGTTCCTAATCCTTGGTGCGTATACATGGCTGGTCTATTTGTAAAGTTATATTCAACCATCATGTTATCTGTCATCCACTTTGCAGTATTGAACATATTTTGTTTACCATTAGCTACATCATATTTACCACTCTTTAAGAAAGAGTAGTTCATAGCTAGTGCAGTTAATCTACTATGTCTCTCTGCTATCTCTGATAATCTTTTACCAGTAGCTCTCTCAAAAATTCTATTAACTTGAGCCTCAGTAACAGTGGTTATTCTTTCACCAGTTCGTGCATCTAAACCAAATTCTTTTAAAAATTTAGTATCAATTGTTCCGCTTTTAAGTGCATCAACTACTAACTCTCTAAATTCTTTTGTAGGTTTAAACGGAAGATAAGATCCTTCAACTACAGCTTTACCTATATCTCCTTTGATACCATACTCTACTTTCATAAATTGTAATCTTTGGACACCCATTTGATATGGCTGTACAATTTGAGAATATAAGAATCTTGGGTTAAAAAATAATAACGCCTTATGTAAAGTAAAAGAGTTAGCAACTTGTATTGCCTTTTGAAAAGTAGCAGGACTTCCAAACTTTTTAAATATTGCAGAGTCTGCTATTGTTTCAATAAGTTTATCTCCTTTTTTAGCAAGAAAACTAGAATCTCTACCAAATGCATTGTCAACATATTTTCTAGCAAATGCTACTTGCTGTGGTATCAAATCATTAAATTTACTTCTACCAGAAACTACAGGATCTACTTGTGCTCTAAATCGTATAGCCTCTGCACCTCTTATAGCACCATCAACATATCCTATATACGCTTCAGTAAAATCTTCTACGTTTCTACGTCCCTCTTTACCTGTGCCTACATAGCCACCAACATCTGTTCTTGCAACTTTTCTAGCACCAAAACCTCTTGTAGCATTGTACTCAGCCTGTGATTCTTTTAATAATGTTGCAATCTCTGGATTTTTTGTATCCCAAAGTCTTATAGCCTCATCAAAAGATAAATTTGTATTTTCTCTTCTATTACCAACAGTTAAATCAGATTTTAATTCGTAACTAACTTCATAGTTTTTATACTCAGGATTCTTTTTTATAAAAGTATCAAATACACCATATACTTCTTTTTCATTTCTACCAGCTATAGCGTGTACTAATTTACCCTCTTTACCAGGCTCTTTAATATATAGTCT